CGGCGGCGCCCGGCAAACCCGCTACGAAGGCTGCGCAACACGCGCCGACAGAGGCGTTCGCGCCCCCGGTGCAGATCCCGCGCATGCCGCAGCCGAAGGTCGACGCACCGCCGCCACCTCCGACATCACCGCCGGAGCCGACCCCGGCGCCGACCAAAGACCCCGGCGCGACCGGCCAGCGCAAGCCGCGCACCCAGGACGATGACTGGCACGACGCCCGCGAGATGCTTCTCGCGGGCCTTTCTGTTGTCCGCATCGCGGAAGAGCTGGACCTGCCCAAGGGTAAGGTTAGCGAGCTGAAGTTCAGGCTGGACGAAGAGCGCGACGCCAAGCGCAAGGCAGGGCAAGGCTGATGGCGGACACGATCAGCAGCCCCCGCCAAGTGGACCTGGAAGCTGACACGGCCGCCCCGCGCGGCCTTCTGGCTTTGCTGAGCCAGGTCCATGCCTCCCCGGACAACCTGCGCCGCACGCCGGCCGGCGCCGAGGCTGACCGCAGCATGCGGGAGAGCATCGCCACCTCCGGCTTCTACCAGCCGCTGCTTGTGCGCCCCCTCCCGTCCGGCGTTGGCTGGGAAGTCATGGACGGCCATCGCCGGCGCTCTGCCGCTGTGGAGCTGGGCCTGACCCATGTGCCCGTGATCGTTCGGGCCGCCAGTGACGCCGAGCAGATGGCGGCGCAGGCGGCCACCAACATCGTCCGGGCGCCATTGGCACCAGTAGATCAGTGGGAGGCTATCAAGGCGCTGCAGGATCGCGGCTACAGCCTCGGCGATGCCGCGCACATGCTGGGCTTGGAGGAGCGCAAGGCGCGCCGGCTCAGCCTGCTAGGGCAGCTGCACCCCGACATCCTGGAACAGATCCGCCTCCACGGCAGACCATCAGACTACCAGCTCGCCGCTGTAGCCCGCGCGCCCGCCAAAACGCAGGCGGCCGCGCTGAAGGCGAAGTCTTGCTGGAAGGGCAAGGGCAAGACGGCGGAGCTGTCTTGGCATGACCTGGTGATGGCCTGCGAGCGCCAGCGCATCCCTCTCAGCCGCGCCGTCTTCAAGCCGGCAGAGCATGGGGTCACCTTCGAGGAAGATCTGTTCGCGGAACCAGGCAGCGACGACCAGTTCACCACAAGCGATGTGGCCGGCTTCATGAAGGCGCAGGAAGCGGCGATCTACGCTGAGGCCGAGGCATCCAAGGGCAAGGTGCAGGTGGCCGACTGGGCTGCCAGCCAGTACCAGCCCGCCATCCCGAAGGATTGGGTGACGTGCCCCTTTGGCACGAAGCCAAGAGGATCGGTTGTGTTCAAGGCCATCGTGCCCAGCGGGCACGACATCGGCCGCGTGACCGAGCGTCGTGCGATGCCTAAACCGAAGCCGGAGCCGAGGCAGGAGCCCGCCGCAGCGGAGCAGCAGGTCGAGGATCCGGCCGAGGACTCGCCGCCGATCGCGAGTGGTCGGGGACCTATCACCCAGAAGGGCTACGAGCTGCTGGCCCAGGCCCAGACCGAGGCCATCCGAACGCGACTGCGCGAGACGGCCGAGAGGATGGAGGAGAGCCAGCTGCTGGAGCTGCTGCTGCTGTCCCTGGTCAGCGGTAATGTCCGTGTCGAGAGCAACGTCAAATACCAGCAGGTCAGCTTCAGCGACATCGCTGCCACCTTGCTGGACGAGCAAGGGCAAGAGCGCGATCTCGACCACGGTGTGATCCACCGTCTGGCGGCCGAGGCTATCGCCCGCATCATGGTGGTGACGCCGAAGGGCGGCTTTGGCGGCAGCGGCAATCCCGCGCACTGGATCGGCCGCCAGATCAAGGCGGTGAAGGCCATGCCCCGCCTCGATACCGCGGACTTCCTGGCCACCCTCTCGCACGACACGCTGCGCAGCTTGGCCTTTGCGCAGGGCCTGGCGCCGGCTGGAACAGCGAAGGCGTTACGCGATCAGCTGACGGGCAGGGCCCCCACCCTCACCGTCCCGGAGGCCGCATTCGGCGCACCTGGGCCGGCCTCCGTCCATGTCGAGGAGGAGTGACATGCTGAAAGCCACACCAGCGCTACAGGTGGCCTTCGCCTGCCACCGCGACCAGGTCACCACCAGCCACGGCCACCGCATCCGGCCGGAAGGCCTGCTGCGCGTCGCGCTGCCGCGCGGCGGATGGCCCTACCCCGTTCGCCGCACTCTCCCACGCGGCCCCGCTTCCATGGCCCTGCTGATCAGCGCGCAGGATGAGACACACCGCGCGCGCGTCGCTGAGGAGCTGACGCGGGTCTTCGCCCGTGAAGGCCTCTTCGCGCTGAACCACCACGGCCGCGATGCCCAGGCGGTGCTGCGGTCTCGTCGCGCAGTGGGCTGCGCTTCACGCCTGATCGAGATCTTCACCGCGCAAGACTTCAGCGTTGAGGAGATCCCCGCATGACCGTCTACGTTGACGATATGCGAGCCAGGCTCGGCTCCATGATTCTGTGTCACATGGTTGCCGACACCGACGAGGAGCTGCACGCCATGGCAGACCGCGTTGGCGTCGCGCGCCGTTGGCATCAGGCGCCGCCCGAGCATGACAGCCACTATGACATCGCGATCAGCCGCAAGAGGGCGGCGATCGCCGCCGGAGCGGTTCCCGTCACGCATCGCCATCTGGGGCTGATGGTGGTCCGGCGCCGTATCATCGGTGCTCTCGGCACGCCGGAAGAGGCCGAGGCCTGGCACCGGCAGCGGGTGGCCGCGCGCAGCGTGAAAAGCAGGGCGGCATGACTGGCAGTCCTGACGCTGACTGCGCCCACTATCCCGAATGCGGCTGCGGGGCGCAGCAGTCATGCGATGCCCCGCCCCTGCCCTATTCGCCGGCAGGCAAGAGGAAACCGCCACCTCCGCGCCCCATCAAGACGGCAACGCGACCGACAACAGAGATGGGAGCACCCATGAGCCGCTGGGACATCCTGATCTTTCTGGCGCTGATCTTCTGCGCGGGAGCGCCAGTCACCCTCGCGCTTGCCGCTTGGCTGTCGCGCTAATCCCCGTTTTACAGGAGATGAACATGCTTGGACGTACCGTTACTGACCGCGTAACCGGCTTTCGTGGCATCGTCACCGGCGTCGTTGAGTACCTGACTGGCTGCAACCAGGCACTGGTGGTGCCGCCGATGAAGGAAGACGGCAGCCTGCCCGAGTCCCAGTGGTTCGATGTGCAGCGCCTCGCAATCGTTCCCGAGGTGTCCGCGATCGTTCTGGACAATGGCAAGACGCCCGGCTTCGACAAGGCTCCGCCGAAGCGCTGACCGACAGCCCGTGGGCTGATCGGCGGGCAACCGCCGCTCCCTGCCAGAAGGCGCGGATACGAAGGACCGCGCGGCCCACCATCCCCCATTAAGCGTGCGCCGTCCGCCGTAACCTAATCCCAGGAGGCAGAACCATGACCGAGAGAGCCAGGAATCTCCTCGAACGTCAGCGACAAGGTGGCTCTGAGTACGGGCTGATCGCCCTCTCTCCTGACCGTAGCTGCAACGCGGCTCAGATCACCTTTGTGAAGCCTGCTCCTGGCAATCTCGACAAGAAGGCTGGCTGCTTCGCTTTGTGCCGCATCCAGCGCGGGCAAGTCAGAACCGATATCGTCCTTGACCAGTTCCCGGTCAATTTCCACGTCGAAGTAATAACGTTCCATCTGGCATCCTCTCCGTTACCCTTGATGAGAATGCGCGGGCAGATACGCTTGGGACCGTTCTGCGTCGGTATTATACCGGACACTCGTCACTACACAGAAACGGGAGCGACGTGGCCGCAGGGGCACGCACCGGCAGGTTGGGGTGCCCCTCAGAGCTTTTGCGCCAAAACCTCTGACACCTTGCAACAACTCCATCGTGGCAGATGAGGCCATGAGGATCGGATACATGCGGGAGAGCGCGGCGGGCCCATCGCTGGCAGAGCAGCAGGCCCTGCTGCGCCTGGCCGGAATTGAGGACTTTAGCAGGCACGCCCCCGTCTACACTGACCGCCGGCGCAAGGGGCCGACTTCCACGACGCCGGAGCGCGACAACATGGTGCGCATCCTGCGGCCGGGTGATGTGGTGATCATCGCCAAGGCGACGCGCCTGGGTACCAGCCGGGCGGATGTGCTGAAGGCTATGGCCGCCATCACGGCGCGTGGCGCGGCGATCCATGACGCCGAGACCGGGCAGGATGTGCAGCTCCACCCCGACGCCGTACGGGCCATCGCCTTTGCCGATCGTGCGGAGAGCGGCGCCAAGCGGGAGCAGACCGCCAGGATGCGCGCCCGGAAGGTGGCGCTGGGCGTGACCGGCGGCCGACCGGAGCGGCTGCAGGGCAACACGAAGGCAGCCGCCGCGGCTGCCTGGGCAGATCTCACCAAGACCGTCCAGCAGGTGGCGGTTGAGTTCAACGTAGGGGCGCGGACCCTCTATCGGCTGTTCGGGCCGAAGGGCACTCCCCGCTTTGGCAAGAAGGGCTGACGCATGAGCGAACAGCGAACCACTGGCCGACCGGCGGAGGTGTGGCACCTCCAGCATCGCCTGGAAGCCGCGCGCGCCATCCAGCAGTTCATGGGCGACCGCTACGGCTCGGCCCCGGACGATACCGAAGCCCTGATGATGGTGGACGCCGTGCTCACGGCCGCACCGCAGGCGCCCGCTCAGGATGGAGAACCAGGATGGTGACCGAGCCAAAAACGGCCGAGGCCGAGCAGAAGCTGGCGACGCTGCGGCAAGCCCTGGCAACGATCGAAGCCGCAGACGAGGCGGCGCGGCAGGTCTACCGCACTGGGCAGGACCTATCATCGTCCGAGGGGCGCGAGATCTCGAATTACGCTAGCCATGCGCGCGAGCTGTTCCGCGAAGCGCAGAAGGTGATGATCGTGGCGGTCTATGACCAGGAGAAGCGCATTGGCCGCTGATCAAACGGCCTACCGCTGCCTCATCTGCGGCTCACCGGAGTGCGCCAAGGTCCGCTGTGACGGATGGCGGCTGTGCTGGTTCTGCATGCACCCCATAATTGATGAGCAGCACCTGATTTTTCTGGACGGCGCCGCGAGCTGCTCCATCTGCTGGAAGGACTTCGCCGTTGAGCCTGAGGATGGGGCCCATGCCTGACCCACAAACGGCCAAGGCGCCCAAGCCTGTGCGGATCCGCTGCGCCATGAGCGGAGCGCGGGAGGTTCTAACGGTCCGGCACGTCGGCTTCCACGGTGTCTCCTTCCGCTACAACGACGACCTCTCCGTTATCGCGGAGGGGGCTGACCTGCTGCGCATACGCGCGATCTTGGATCACCAGATCGCACGGTGGCAGGCGGATGAGGCTAAGGATCAGGAGGTGCCACATGGCTGACCCTCAAACGGCCATCTAGCGCCAGCGCCGAGCCGGATGGATATACATTTGTATAGATATACATCCATCCATTCGTGCGATCCTCAATTCAGAAAAGTAGCCGGTAGGTTCCTTCCGAACCGTGCGGCCCTCCTACCCCGCTGCGCCCATTTCACGACCACTCCAAAAGCTTTGTAAGGTAATTCACAAGTAACGGTCCAAGAAGAACGCTAATAAGAAACGCGCCGCCTGCGATCCACCACGCTCTCTTTGACGCTCCTATCCTGATGTTTTCATATCGTCCGCCGCCCGATCTAACTGCGTGAACAAATGGCGCATCAGAATCACTGGTAACGTTGTTCATTTGATGGTCGGGGCTATCCTCGAATTTGAACCTAGGTTCAGACATTATTTACCATCTCCACGTCAAACATGTCGTTGAAAGCAAATTTATCTTAAAGAAGGAAAGCACTTTCGGCCCCTTGGCAGCCGGAGGCCGCCAGCCTTGATGGTACTTTCTGGCCGCCTGTGTTCGTGCAGGATCAGGCGCCACTGAATGGCGCACTGCATTCATAGGCTGCGTAGTATCTTTGAAATTCTCAATTCTGGCTCGCGGCGATCTCACAAATTCGGCCACAGAAGGCGCAGCGTAGCTCCCGCCACCTGAGATGAGAGTATCGGGCGAGTCTATCACTCTGGCGAACTGCATCCCCCCGACATGGCCATCGATGATCCGCACTCTGCTACTGTTCTCGATATGGAAAGCGCCTTTATCCCCCATAATCACCCCTCCCGTCAGCAATGTGCATGCACGCATCACCCCATCTTATCCGGACAGATGGATAGACGTACGTATGTGCATATATACATCCATCCATCTGCACATTACTGGACAAGTTTTTTGTTTTTAGCCAACCACATATCCAGAGCTTCGGAGACGATGGCTTGCTTCTGTCTGCCAGTCCTGAAGCGATGAAGGGCTAGAGCTTCAGCTTGCTCCGCTGAGAGCTTGAAGTTCATCGAGCTGGGCCGAGACACTGATGCAGTAGGAGTCGGAGCTGGGGGCGAGGCCGGCGGCTCGTTAGCCGGGGCGGCAGGCGGGGGGTTCTCCGCCCGCTCGACAGGTGGCGGGGCGTCCAACGGCCCCTTGGCGAAGATCGCATCGAACTTGCTGGCGGGCCGTTTGGTCACGCAGCGATCTCCTTGCCGACGGCCTCATACGCTTCCCATGCACGGGCTGCACCCTTCTCTTTCGGAACGCTGCGGACGGAGACGCCCTTGCTGGCTGCGTGCTCGAAGACCTTCAGTCGAGGCACCTGGCCGACAAACACAGGGATGCCCTGGGAGGTAAGAACCTGGCGCAGCTGCTCACCGTCGGTCTCCGGCGCTGGCGGGACCTTGACCAGCAGTACCCGGTGCTTGCCCGGCGCTAGTTCCTTGGCAGCGCGCAGCGTGTCCACAAGCACATCCGTTTCCAGGGTGGCAGGGACGGTGGGAATCACCAGCAGGTCGCAGCCCTGCGCTAACGCCTCGAAATCGGCCGAGCCCGGACGGGCTTCGGTGTCCACCACGACATGAGTGAAGGAGCGGGCCTTGTAGGCGCCGGCCTCAACCGGCACGACCTCAAAGGCGAAGCCACCCCGCTTCGCCCAGGCGGTGCTTGAGCGGTTAGGATCGCCGTCGATGAGAAGGGTCGGGGCCAGCGTCTGCAGGTACTCTGCCAGGTGGACGGCCGTCGTGGTTTTGCCCACGCCACCTTTGTAACTCGCGACCGTGATGTACATTTGCGCGGATATCCATCCATATGTGCAGATGTACACTTACACATACGGATATACATCTGTACATCCTAAATCGGTTGAGCTGGTCACGTTAAAGCCCTGTTTCCGATTGGTTGCGCGGTGGGCAAGAGTCCTGCATTGTGCCGCGATGATCTTGGAGAGCCGCTCAATCCTGAGCAAAGCATAGCCCCAGAACGACGAAACCCCGCGCTTGCCGGCGCGGGGCTTGTCGGACCCGCCGGAGCGGATCGGAAACCAATGACGTTGGTACCCCCGATCCTACATCGCCGAATCTGCCGCGCAAGAGGATTTTGCGTGAACGGGTGAAGCTTGCCGGCTGGTCCTCGGGCCAACCGAAGGAGGATCGGCCGTGCCGATCTCACGACCACGCCCGGCACGCGCCGGGTCTGTGCGCGTCGCCGCTTGGCAGCGTCAGCGCCTTGGCGATGCCGACCGGCGCCGCATCATGGAAGCCGCGCGCCGCCTGGAGCGGCGCAGCCACCAGCCGGGGATGCACGGCGGCGCCCTGCGCCGTACCGGCATCCTGGTGCTCTGGGCCCTGCTTTACCGCGGGCCATCCCGGCATGGTGTCTGTGACCCCAGCATCGGCCAGCTGGCGGCCTGGTCCGGCTGCGCCCGCTCCACCGTGCAGCTCGCCCTGCAGCGCATCGAGGCCGCCGGCATCATGGGGCATGTCCGGCGCGGCGTGGTCGCCGCAGGCCGCTGGTGCCAGTGGACCAGCGCCTACCTCTTCGCCAGCCCGGAGCAGTGGGCCGTAAGCGAAACCGAGGCGCGGTCAGCCGAAGTCTCTATGGATAAAAAGAAGGCTAGGGAGAAGGCGAGGGGAGGAGAGGGGAGCGCCCTGCCAGCGGCCGAGCACCAGGCGCTGGCGGCGAAATGGGGGCTGGAGATGGCCTAGCGCGGCGCGCGCTGCGGCGGCAGCGGCCAGACATAGGGCGCCGGCAGATCCCCGTGATCCAGCCAGCGATCGATGACGGGGAACCAGCTGTCGTAATGCCCCAGCGTCTTATCGTGCAGCGGGTGCCCCGGCATCAGCAGCCGGTTGCACACGCCCCAGGAGCGGACGGTGGCGCCGCGGTATTCCCAGATCGTCCATTCGCCCTCTTTGCCAAGAGCACGGGGTTCGTGGTGCGGGATCAGATCGGGGGATTGCTCAGGCATGCAGCGGATCTAGCGCGGGGCAGGGCAGGGGTCACGCGCCGCCACATTGCGGCAAGCCCGGCCGGGGGCTTTAGCAGGGAACGATAAGCCAGCGTTATCGCGCCCAGGGGCAAGGCTTGTGCTCAGTGGCCCCTCAGCGACGTTCTTGTCGCGGGCTAAGATTCAGGCTCCCATAGCGAGACCTGAATCCCGCCTGCGAAGGGCCATTATGTTCGACGACGGATTGCGATTTGTTTGGGACATCGATGCGCTCACCAAGATCAGCGCCAACCCTACGCCCCAGCATCTGCTAGATGCATCGGTCATTCTCCGCCGCCTTCTAATCGATGACTCGCCCCTAATAGGCAGAATGGCATCCCGAACTGGCTTGGGCCTGAAATTCCGGATTTTCTCCGGAAACGCGCAGAGTGACTTTCAAGAATTAGCGGAAGACCTCATGAGTATAGCGGACTTGCAATACTTTGGCGTCAATCCAAACCCTGGAATTTTCGGCGAAAAATATGCCGAAGAACACGGATTGGAAGTAAATCTAGACAAGTTTCTCAAAACGCCCATGAAGTTTGTTCACGGCAAAACCATCACTGTCTATGAGTTGATCCACTATGTGGCCAATGTTGGAGGAGGCGCCCACCAGGGGAAGCCTGGCGCGAAGCGGAATGCTGAGCTCATTCATCAGACCGCCAATATGTTGATAATCGACGGGAGTCCTTATCCGCTCGACGCGCTTCGTGCGATTATATCGATCACAGTTACGGCGGCGCAATCGATCTATGAGCGGCTGCGGGCCTGAGATCACCATCAGGCACCCAGAGCACGTCAGGCAGGCCCCATTCTTCGGGGATTCTCATCGCCCACTCGCCGGCATACGCGTGGTCGTTATCCAGGCGCCACAGCGCCTCGAAAGTTCCTTCAGCACCAATAAAGGGTATGGCGCTAGGTTTTAGATCGCATCGCACCCGTGGCTCAAACACGGCATGGAGTTGCTGACCGGGAATCATGCCCTCACCACAGCAGCTGCCTTCGCGGCGTGAAACCGCGCCAGTCGATCTGCAAGGCCATTGGCGCCACCGTTGATGATCATGGAAAGTCGCTCTCCGTCGGCATCACGCTAGCCCCAAGATCCTGCTCCTTATCCAGCGTCATGTGCCCTCCAAAATTATCATGCCGGCGAGCGGTTAACCCTTATGTCGCGGTGACCTGACGCAGCGCCCCACTTTACCAACCGCAGAGCCGCGACCCAGTCTCATTGTGGACCAGGATCTCCCTGGCGGTGCCATTCGTCAGCTGGTCCGCCCGGCTGATCAGAATCGGCCGCCAGGGGCCGCAGACATCAATCCCGGCTCCACCGCTCGCGCAGCTCGGCAACAGGATCAGGCTTGCGAGCCACCACACGCTCCACCGCATCGCGGGTCTCCCTGGATCTGAGTTCTGCCTCGACCGCCCGCGTGCGGGCACTGGCGGTGCCCGCGGCGCGGCCCCGCCACCAGGCGGCGCCCACCACGCCCAGCACAGCCCCCGCGCCGGCAACCCAGCCACCGACGCGGGACCAGAGCCCGGCGATCACACCGGCGCACTCCGGCGCTGCGTCAGGACCACCGCCACGGCGACGGCCGCGACGGCGATAACCGCCGCCACGCCGACCCATTGCGGCAGGCCAGCCACCGCCTGGATCGCCGGCGCGGCGGCGGAGGCGGCGGCCGCCACAGACGCCACGGACAGTGCCGCCTTGCCCTCGCCGGTTGTCGCAGCCGCCGCGATCGTCGGCACCGGCCTGACCAGCCCCGCCAGCCGCAGCCCAGCCTCGATCGTCGCCGAGGCGTAAGGCATACCCCCCAGCTCGTGAGTGATGATCGCCTCCACCAGGCCGCGCATGTCGTCATAGCGATGCAGATTGAGGATCGCGGTCTCGGACTTGCCCATCAGGTCCGCCACATGCGCGGCATAAGCGGAGGTCTGATTCTCCACCGGGGGCGCCCAGCGGTTGACGATCTCGCGGACGGTCCGCAGACCGTGCCGGTCCTGATATGTGGTAAGGAGCATCGCCAGGGCGCGGATGCCGTACTCATGTGAGCTGAAGACAGCGAAGCGGCCATTGGCTCCGGCTTCCTTGCCCACTTGGCCCTGCCACTTGTTCGAGCTGCTGTAATCGATGTTGCCCGGGTTCTTATTCCGATAGCCGCGCGAAGTACGCGCGCGGGCGGAAGCGGTGCTGGCGGTTGCCATCCGTCCATCTCCAGTAATGAGGGTTTGCCGGGATTCCGTCCCGGCGGCGGTTATGCGGCGGGCGCGATGCTCAGGAAGGGGTCGCGGGTATAATCGCCGGGCTGGGTGAACGGAGCGCCCTGTTGCGGCAGAGCATCAAACCAGCGCCGCGCTTCGGCGTCATTGAAGAGTTCGGCATAGCCGGCGAGCGTCCAACGCCCCCACTGTGCATAGTCGCCTTCGGTGTGGCCCCACCCATCTCCGTTTGACCATTCCCATTCCTGGGTCTTCGCCTTCACTTCCGCCCAGGTCGTGAAGTCGCGGCCGGTATCGGGATCATTGATCGCGATCAGGTAGGCAACCGCGTCATGGCCCAGCTTTTCAAAGCGACCCACCAGGAAGTTCCGCGCCCATTCAAGGAAGGTCCGGGCGTGCGGATTGCCACGTCGCGCCGATGCAATGGCGGTGGAAGCGAAGTAGTCCTGCTGCCAAGGCGGCAGCGCGCCATTCGTGCCGTACTCCCCAGGCAGCCAGCCATGCACCTCGCCCTGCATCTCCGTCCACGCCGGGAGTTGCTCCACGATCCAGGACCAGTTGGCTTCGGAGGCCTGACTGAAGTAGGCGCGCTCGGCGCTCCCCTCCGGGCTGGCCCAAGCGGCCTCATCGATCTGCCGCAGCCCCCAGGCCGCACCGCGCACCTGATTGTGCTGGACCACCAGCGTGTCGCTGGCACCGCGGAGATCAGCCCACTGGGCGACGATATTCCAAGCCGCCTGCGCCTGCAGGTTATCAAGGAAGGCGCGACGCCCGGTCAGCAAGTAGGCGATGAAGGAGGAGTCGGGCTGGTGCGCAGTGTCGAGCTCCCAGCCCACTTCGTCCGGCGAGGGCACCGGCTGAAGGAGGGTGCCGCCCGCTTGGCCTGCACCACGCGGGTCGGTCCAGAGGCGCGGGTGGTCAGTGATGCGCAGCCAACAGCCATGCTCGGCATCCCAATGATGCCATGGGATCGTTCCCGCCGCTTCGGCCTGGCCGATGACGTAGGCACGCATGCGCGGGTCTCGGGAGATGAGCGCGGCCGCCAGCGGCGCCGTCGCGGGGCCGATGTCGCCCCGGCCGCCTACGCCGGGCATGTAGTATGTCAGGCCACGAGGAGAGAAGGGGTCGCTGCCCCAGGAGGGCTCGCTCATAGCCGCGACATAGCGAGCCAGCACATCCGCATCGACCGAGCCCGCATAGTTGGCCACACCCGCCGCCCGCAGCGTTGCCGCATCGGGCCATGGCAACTCCGGCAGAGGCCCCGTGCTCAGCAGCCGACCCCACCCGCGATACTGGTGGTGCTTTGCCACATCTTGGCGCCGCCCCTCCTGCCCATCCAGCACCACGCGCACCGAGTAGCTGGCTGGGCCGCCGCCATCCCGCATGGCGATGTCATTCCGCAGCCACACGTCAGCCCATGGCACGCCGCTGCTGGCCTTGCCCCAGTCCACGACGACGCGCAGCGACGTGCAGCCAGCATAGTCGGCCGGCACCTCAGCCGTGGTGCGCCACTGATCCCCGTACGGGCCAGGCCAGGGGCCCACCGCCGGCACGACCGCCAGGTCGAGCGTCCAAACCCATCCGTTGGTGCCCGTAATCTCGACCAGGTTGGCGCCCAGCGTCGGCGTGACGACGATCGGCGGGGAAGGCTGGGGGCTGGGGTCCTGCGTGACCGGCGGGGCAGTCTCGACCGGCACCGCAGGCTCGGGCGAGCTCTCCACCGGAATTGTCTGAGCGGGCAAAAGGCGCTCCAGCAGCGCGCGCTGGGCCTGCTGTTCGGTCGCGATCGGCGCCAGTAGATCGGCCAGCACAGAGCGCAGCCAAGCATCCAGCGCCGAGGCGCCGACTGATGGTTCGGTCATAAAACCTCCAATTGTGGGATGTGCCGGCTGATGGCCGGCGGCGGTTCAGTCGGGCTCAGTGCCTGGAGGCAGCGCCAGCGGCTTTAGCTCGGGCGGCGGCTGCCAGTTCTCGACGGTCTCCATGCTCGGCACGTTAAGCGGGAAGTCCGGCAGATCCTGGTGATAGTGCCCGGCGGCGAAGGCAATTTGCAGCCAGCCGGCAACGCGGTGACGCATCCAGTGCGCGTAACGGTCCATCGCGCGGAGCTTCATCCATCCTCGGTCGCGATCCAGCGCCGTCACCCGGTGCGCCTCGCGTTCCTCGCGCAACTGCTTGCGCGCATCCTCCAACTCTTCTCGCATCTGCTTGAAGAGCGCAGCTTGTTCAGCAGATAGCGCGGCACGCTGCGCGGCGAGGTTGGTTGCGTCCGCGCTGCTGTACGATGTCCACCAGCGGAACAGCGCAATCCCCAGCAGCAGGACAGCCATGGCACCAGGCCCCAGGAAGGCCGCCAATGGCTCCAGCAACTTCTCCGCCGGCATTCATCCGTCATCCTGTAGGAGCGAAAGCACGGCGTAACTACTCAGCCCTGCATAGCCGAGATACACCGGCACGAGCTGATGAAAGCCGCGGTCAATCGCCAAGGCCCACGCCAGAGCGCCCCACATCACGAACATGCAGCCGGCACAGCCCCATCGCACCCAGCGCGATGACACGGGCCATCGGGGCGCCGAGAGCAATGCGCCGAGCTGCACTAAGCTGACTGCCGCCGCGATGCCGTACAACGCCGAGGCCGGCGCCACGCGCGTCAGCACCTGCATGCTGAGCAGCATTGGCGAGTCCGGAACACCCAACCAACCCGCAGCCGTCCAAACGAAAACCACGGTGGATGTGGCAAATTCGCCGATCCATCCGGTGTTCCGGCGGATGAAGAGCCGTATCAGCGCGAGCAGCGACCGGATGCGGCTCATTTGACCGAAGCGCCGCGACCCAGCCCGCGCACCATGCTACGCCGCCGCACTCCCAGCAGTTCCGCCGGAGAGAGATAGCGGGGGAACACGATTGCCTCCTCCAGCTCCGGCGCCGAGTTAGTGAAGGTCGCTGTCGTGTAATAGCCATTGCCGAACGCGACTTTATTGACCGTGTTCACAGTCTTCGCGGCAGGATGCACGGTGCTGACAGGAGCCGCCGGACCGATCATCGTGGTGTAAGTCTTGTTTGCCCCATCTTCAGATAGGGCAAGGAAGCAAAGATCGCCGACCGCGACACCGTCGGGCCAATCAAACATCAGGTTTGGCTGGCCGCCGACCACGAAGGTCACCTTGCCACTGTAGAAGCTGATGCAGCTGCCGGCGGCCCCCTGAAGGGCGCCAGCGAAGATGTGTCCGGCAGTCGACGGCCGACGCGCCACGACACACAGTGTTTGCTGGAGGGCATCGGCAAACGGGGTCACCAGCGCTTTGCCGCCCTGCGTACCGGCAGCGACCGTGCCGCCTGGGCTGGTGATGATCGCCGTGTTCGGCGTGTACGCCACCCCACCGATCGCACCAGCCCCCAAGACCAAGGCAACCGCGTGCATCTCGTCTACGAGGGATGCAGAGCCAGGACCAAACAGCCAGTGCCCGCCGGCATCAACCTCCAGCCCGGCAGGGATATACGGCCGGATCGCCGACACAGGCACCGTCGGCAGATCTTTGCGGGTCAGAGTACCCGGCGAGTAGAAAGCAGCGCCCATTGTGATCTCCTTATCCAAGAGCGGCGATGGCCTGCTCGAAAGCAGGCAGCCAGTTATAGAGAGGCCGAACGTCGCCGGAGGCGGCGTCGATAATTGCGGTGGCGGGGTCGCTGTCACGGACGTTGCCGGAGGCGCCAGTCGAGATCGACATGCCATCCCCAAGGTAGTCCAGGCCGTAGCGCAGCCTCGGATTTGCGCCGAGTGGCCGCGCCAGGGTGCCCGTGACCCTGTCGGCGACAGCCTTAATGTCCGCCAGCGCGACATCTCCGCCATCATCCACGACCCGGAAGCCGTACTGTGTGGCGGCGCCGACGCTGTGGACATCGATCCTCACCGGCAGCCAGGGCGGTGACAGCTGAACCGTCAGGGATGTGCCCACGGCTGTGGCAGACACGATATCGAAGCGCACAGGCCGAACCTTATCGAGTGCGATCTGCTTTGCGAGCTTGCCCATCTGAGCCCCCAACCACTTGGAGGACTCGCCGGTCAGGTGCAGGCCGTCCGGCGCGCGGGGCAGATGGTAGATGGGGCCGGCCAGGATGATCCGAGGATCCCGCCTCGCCGCATCCAGCTGGCCAAGCGCAGTGCCGGTAGAGATCTTGATCCGGCTGGTAGTCTGGTAGGTCAGCATATACAGCGGCGTATTCTGCCCCGTTGCAGCCTGCGCCTCAGTCTCAGCATCCCGCCGCAGCTGGATCAGATCCTCGGTGTAAGCGCCCTGCCCCTTGCCATTGGCCGCATCAGTCTCGCCCTGCACCCACGGCATGAAGTTCCATGCAAAGCTCCTGCCCTGGGCGGCGAACAGTGCCGGCGCCTCGGCCAGGTGATCAGACAGAACCCTGTACCAGGCGGACCCCTTTTTTAGCTGGTTGATCGTGTAGCCGTCATGACCCGGCGCGGATGCAAACACCACCGCCTGTGCCGCAGTCAGCCCGTTCTCCCGGATCGCCAGCGCAGTGTAGGAATTCGCCGCACCTGAACATGGGGTTTCGCCATGCACCTGGTCGTCATTGACGTACCCATAGAGCGAATTCTCCACCAGCGGCGCCAGAGCACCCGTGCCTGGATTGGAGCCCGTAGACCCGTCCTTGGTAGATCGCGGACCAGCCGAGAATGTCAGATTCTGATAAGGCTGCGAAACGGAGACGATCGAGGAATAGTAACCCTGCGACAGTGACTGTCCGTCCACGACCATGCCGCAGACCTCGGTCACGGCGACCTGCTCAGATGGCGCGAGGCCCTGGCGTGGTGCGCGCGTCGGCGTTGCGATGGATGTCAGAGTTTCGGGCCAGGCGCCCACCAACTCTTCCTTGACCGGATCGAAGCCCAGCACCACCGCATCACCAACAAACGCATAAGGCACCACCTCCGCAGAGAGAGTGGTGACAAGCTCGGCACCGGCCTCCATCACCTGCGCGGAAAGCGTGGCGGCGGCACTCAGTGCGCGCTGCGCCGTGGGGCTGTCAGGGAAGGCGCCGACGAGCGACTGCTTACTCGGGTCGTACCCGAGCACGATCGTCTCGCCGACGATCCCATAAGGCACCACATCGCCCGGCAGGTCGACCGCCACCAGGTTCGGCCCCGCGTCCTGCAGCTGCCCCGCGAAGTCGTGGACCGCCTGCACATCAGCAACCACCCGCCCGGTCGCGGTGTCGATATGAATGGGGATGACGACCGTGCCATCCGGGCGCGTGAGAGCGGCCAAGGCCAGCTTGCCGGGAAGGCTGGCTGGATCGATCTCAATCAGCGTGGGCATGCCGTCGGCGCCGGCCGCGCCACTTAGTCGGCGCTCAGCCTGCGCTATACGGCTGGTGACGCGCGGCAAGGCGGCGCTCTCATACTGCCAGCCGGTGTTGTCGGCCTTCCGGCGGTAATTGGCCCCCTCCGCCAAAACAGTGGCGAGCATCAGAGGCCGCAGAGGCTGCGGCGGGCTAGTACCGGGAATGCTGATCAGCGCATCCAGGTCCGGCTTGGTCAGCACGGTGATGGCCGACCCCGCCGCATTCGCGCTGCTGATCTCGGCCGCAGTCTCTGCCGCGACACGCGCCGCTTCGGCCCCTGCCCGCAGAGGTGCGACCGCCGCGGCTGAGGCGATGGCCCCGGCTGCGGCCGCCGCCCCCGCGTACTCATCAGTGACATCGGCAACAGTGACGCGATCAGCCGCAAGCCGGAAGGTGGCGACGCGCCCCAGATCCGGATCCGCCGTGACCGTGAAGAGCATCCCCTCGGTCAACAGATTGGGCTCGTCAGCCAGGAAGGCCCGCAGCTGCGCCAGCGTGGCCACCACCTGCGGCGCACCGGCGATTTCCCGGCTCAGCGCGATCGGGTGCCGGTCATCGCTGCTCGGCCGGCGCGCCGTGCTCGGCAGCAAGATGCCCGAATTATCGGCCATGCCCTACCACTCCACTTGAATGTTGGAACCGTTCTGTTTGGTGCTCAGCGCTAGCAGCCAGCACACCACGGCCACGCCGGCCGCATTCGTCACCACCTTCTCCGCAACGGTGAAGGCGTTGGAGGCGAAGCCGTTGAGGCGGATCTGCCCGGGCGGCGCGCCCCAGGCCTTGGGGAACACCAGCACCGGATAGCGCCCACCCGAGCAGTCATAGGCATCACTGCGCGGGCCGTAGCCGCTGGCTAGCTGCTGATCAGGCAGCGCCAGGATCGCCGCATTGTCCGGCACTGGCGTGGGGCTGACGCCGCGGTACGAGCGGTACAGGAAAGACAGGCCGGCGGCGGCGCTGGCGGAATCCGACTGCCCCGGCGGGGCATCAGGATCAGCGATCGCCGCCGTCCAGGTCGCATCACTGCTCCAAGGCCCAGGTGCCAAAATGCTAGTTTGGCCTGCTGGCACCGTCCGGCTTGTAGCGCCCGTGATCTGGACCGGCAGGTCAGGCCGGCTGGTGGTGAGGCTGAGGGTAACCGCAGGGGCGGAAGCACCAACCTCCAGCACAGATGGTGAGGCCGACAGCGTCAGAGCCGGTGTCACATAGAGCACCAACGCCTCGATCATGGACAGGCGCGGGTCCAGATTGGCAAAGGCCCAATTCGCGGCCGAGGCCCCCATCGCACCTGCCGCTGACAGAACATCATTCCACGGGATGTTCTCGGCGCCTGTGACGACCGAAGATCCATCGCCCGCCACATCCCAATGGATGCGAGCCCCCTGGCGAGACGGCGCGGCGATGTAGCATTCGGCGGTGTAGGGGCCAGGTACCTGCCCAGGCACCCGCATCCGCAGCGTGCCTGGCTCCGGCTCATCCAGCAGCACCGGCTGCGCCGGGCCAGCCCCAGTCGGCGTGGCGGGCAGCCAGTAGCCGCCAGCGACCCCGGTTGCCCCAGGCACTAGGGTGCCCGTCAGCCGGTCCACTACATCGAAATAGACGAAGACATCAGACCCGACTGCGGTGCGCTGCCGGAGCGGACCGGCCACCGGCCCGATGCGTGGGCGCAGGTACACGTCTGCCGGCGATTTGCCCGACATGGCGTTCCTCCAAATTGTCAGTGGATGGGCAGAAGCCCGCTAGCGCTTGTTCGTCTGCGCGATCATGTAGGCGTCGCCGAAGGCGTGCGCGGCGCCATAGTCTTGGCGGATCCTCACGGAGGCCCGCACCGCACCGGGCCCGAGGGTTCCGCCCCAAATGATGGTCACACCAGACCCGCTCATATCGGCAGTGCGGACAACGCTTCCGTTGATCAGCAGCTCGGCGCTCCCACGGGGTAGCTCGTAGCTGTCGTCGCCGCCGGGGCCTGGCGTGTAGATGAATGCGCCATTGAACAACAGCTGCGCCGTGACCGCGACGCTGGAGGCGTGGATCGCGTCGCCGACAGAGCAGGACATGATCTCCACCCACTCCGAAGACACTTCTGCAGCGTCCCAGCTATCCACCGCCAAGCCGGTCACGGCACCCTGCGCGATGTCGCCGGTCTCTGCATGCCGAGCGGTCGCCCACCCCGCGTAGACGAAATTGGACACATTGCCGCTGCGATCCATCGCTCGCAGCCAGATATGACGCGTCTCGCCGGCGGCAATCTGCCGCACGAAGAAGTCGGAATAGCTCTCGCCCTGCTTGTACGCAGTATTGAAATCGTAAACACCGGTTTCCCAGATCTCGATCTTGGCGAGATCCACATCGGCCGGATTGGTCCAGCGGACGACGATCTGCTGAATCGCTCCAGTCACTGTTGGGCCGAGGGGATCACCAGGCGCCGTGGTGTCGCGCTGACCTGTCGCGGCCAAGATTCCGCTCCAGGCGCTCCTGGCAAGAATGGCTACCGCTCGCACCCGCACGTCCAGTGACTGCCCCACAATCACCGGCGCAATCACATAGCGGCTGGCGGGCGAGGGCACCTCGATGCTGTTCCAGTCATTCGTGCCTGACACCCGCCACTGCACCTCCGTGGCTGTCACGAAGGCATGCGCCGCAGGGGTCCAGGTGACCAGCAGGGCCGGCACGGCGGCGCCGTCACTATTCAGCGCTGTTGTCGGCGTCAGCCCCAGGTTCGTCGGCGCCGGGATGGAGAGTGGCGAGATGAGGTTCGTATCCGGCGAGGGCGGGATACTGGCCGCCTCATCATAGAGCCAGCCATAGCTGCCCGCCCCCTCTTCACGCAGTGTCAGCGTGACCAGGCCGGTGATGGGATCAAAGCGCCAACTGCGGATGCGGAACGCCTTCGCGCGCCATCCCAGATCCGGCATTGTCACCGCCAGCGTCTGCATCACCGTATGACGCAAGGCGCCGTATTTCAGCGTCGCATTGATCTGCAGGCTTTCCCGCTCTGTCAGCACAAGCTGCTTGGCCAGCCGCTGGCAACGGGTGCTGTCAATGGTGAAGGGCAGCTCGATCTCGCGCCAGATCTCCTCCCCGTCCGCTGCCAGGTAGGTCGGGCTCTGCCAGGGAGTGAAATCTGTCGCTTGCCAGAGGCTTTGCGGGTCCACGAAGGTGCCGCGGACTCCGTTGAAGATGTCCTTCCGGCTGGGCTTAGTCACGATCTCCAGATCACCCGCCAGATCAGCGGCGGTGAGGACATCGCTTGGCGGCTCATAAGCACCGCCCCGGATCTCGTACTTCCCCTGCACATAGACGAGCACACCAGCGCCGGCGGAGAGCATTTTCTCGATAATATCGATCGGCGCCTCATCCAGCTTGAAGGCACCATCGCATTCATAGCGACGCTGCCACTGGGTGGCTGCCGCATCGAGTTGCACCCCTTCATCGGAGAGGTTGGCGGCGATCACGGCCGCGCCGTAATTGATTTCATCCTCAGCGCAGGCCAGACCGAAGTCACTACGCAGGTAGTCGAGGATGCACAGCGCCCAATTATTGTTGAAGCTGACACTGCCGTTGCGCGGATCATAAACCCGTCGCCCCTGCACTTCGGCCGAGAGGTTGCTCAGGCCTGTCGGGTATGCGGTGGTGTCGTACTCCAGCCGCACGTAGAGATAGGCGCAGCCGTACAGAATGTGCTGCGCGCTCCAGCCGTCAGTGCTTTCCGCAACCAGATCCGGGTCGGCCGCTGTCTGATCGCCACGGTACTTCCGGATACGGCATTTACCGGAAAGCTGCCCCGCAACCACATTGCCGGATGCATCAATCTGGTCCGGCGTGACCAGCACATCATTGATCCAGACGTTGGTGATGTCGTGCACCGGGTGGCAGGCCAGGGGCACCACCAGGTGCAGGAATCGCAGATCCGGACCGCTGCTGCTGGCGTAGATGATTGGCCCGGACACGCGGGCATGGCCATAAATGACCTGACGCGCCTCGACTGAGGAGCGGACCATCTGCTTGCGGTCCTCAGTGAGGACGGAGCGATTTGCGCTCTTGTTCAACCCAAGGGCGGCAGACAGGCCGTAGGAGATGCCGATCGCCACCACAGCGCCCGCGACGGCACCGGCGACTATGGCGCCGGTGACCCCGAGCGCCGCGATAACGGCGGCAGATCCGGCAATGACCGCAGAGGTGCCAGCGGCCGCCGCAGCAGCGACAACGGCAATGCCGACTGCTGGCATCTCAAATACTCCAGATACGAATAGCCCGCGAGATCGGCACAAAGGCCAGCCCGTCGCGGCCTGGCGCCGCCACCACGCTACCCAACGCGATGCCGCAGACCAGCTGATTGCCGACACTCACCAAGGCCCAGTCGCCCCGCTGCGCATAGGCCACCGGGCACTCCGGCGCACCCCAGGCGGCCAGCGCCGCCGCCACGGTCTCCTCCAAGCCCTGCGAGCCGGTCACCGCCTCGGCCTCAGCTTCCGTGGCATAGCGACCCCGCCATTCCGCCATCGGATCGCTGCCGGTCATCTCCAGCGCGGCATCAGCCGCCAGGGTGCAGCAATCCTGCACCCCCCATGCGAAGGGCACCTCCCGGCGCGCCTCGATCAGTGCGGCAAGGCGCTCTGCCCAGTCAGGCAGGCGGGAACGAACGGGCTGTGGGCGCATGGTCAACCTTTGAAAGAGCGGCTCGGCCAGATGATCTCTTTGTCGGCGGCCGCCGCGACGAACTCGAAGCCGAGATCGGCCGGGTACAGGCGCTTCTGGTCCTCCGACGTGTATCGGCGGACACGCGGCCGCTCCCAGTCGCGCAGCCTGTTCTCCAGCTTCACTTCCACGGCCGCTTCCGTTCCGAGGCGCACATTCATCTGGTCCATGCGCCCCCGGAAGATCAGCACAGGATCCGGCACCACCTGCCAGCTGGCATCTAGCGGCACCTCCCAGACGCGGGCGGCACGGCCCTGATAGTTTTCCGCCAGCGACGTGACCATGGCGTCGCGGGGGATACCGGAGAGCTGCAGCGTCAACCCGTAGGCTGCCAGGTCCACACTCTCCTCCACGGCGGAGACCGTGCCGAGCTGCCCCACCCCCAGGAATTCAATCCCGCCGATCCAGACGGATACGGGGCTCCCGTTCAGCCGCACGAAGGCTGAGGGAAAGTCCAGCTCAACGGCCAGGATCCGCGTCACGACCTCCGCCTGAACGACAGAGCGAGCAAAGCTAGTCATGCCCCGCATGGGCCGCTCCTATAAAAAAAAGGGCACCCGCAGGCGCCCATGTGACAATCCACCTCGGCTCCCCAAGCCTGCTGGCGACTGGTAGCCTGTGACTTTTGGAGGGGAGACTCAGATGATCCGAATGGCTCAGGCCGCCGCAATCCTACTCAGCATCACCGCATGCTCCCCTGGTGGATCAGCCACCGTTGGGGCGGAAGTCATACGCGGAGGCACGAAAGTATTTCCTGACGCCGGCGATCCCAACATGATCACCGTCAATCTCCTGAATACTCACGACATTGGCTATGACCTAGAGAACAAGCAGGACCGCACCACCTTTATTATGGCGCTTCTCACGCCCCAGTGCGGCCAGCCACGGATCACGGACGAGCGGGTAACGGTGCTCGGCGGCATTGTCCGCACATGGAAAACCTACACCGTGCGCGCCTACTGCCCGAATGGCGCCAGCTCGCCCGCGACCTGATCAATAGAGCGCCTCTTCCATCCGGAGGGTGTAGGAGGCGAAGATCTGCCGGAGCGCCAGGTCGCCCTCATCATCCGAGGCCAGACGGAAGAGGCCAAAGGGGGCATTCACCTCTAAAGCCACCCCGTCCCCGCCTGGCCGCCGGATCGGCGGCGAGATCTGGATGCCGGCAACGCCATCAGGCCCGCTGTTGACCACCCAGGTCGCCACCTTGTGCAGCATCGGACGCCCGGCCGCATCGGGATAGCTCAGGAAGTCCCCCGCCAGCAGGACCTGCTGATTAGGCGGCCAGCCGCGCGTCATCAGGGTTTCACCTGTCTGTCCGCCGCCGTGGATCACTGGCGCGCCGCCGCCGAGGCCACGGCGCGGCGCGTGCATCGGCCGCAGGGTAAACCGGCCAGCCCGCCCGCCGAGCCACGACACGAAAGCATCGATTGCGCGCCAATCCGCTTCCGGCATGGTCTCCCAGGACATGCTGACCACCCAGCGCGCGCCAGGCAGACGCAATGTCTGGGTGGAGCCATCCAGCGGACTGGTGTGGATCTGCGTCAGTGCCGACAGCCGCCAGGTGATACCTGAGGGCGGCAGCCAGCCCTCGGGATAGGCCAGATAGGCCGCGTAACTCATCAGCGCCGCCCCATGGTTTTGCTCAGCGATCCGCCCCGCTGCACAGTGTCAACGAACTTCGCCCGATCGGCCGCGATCATCTGCTGCATCACTCGCACCAGGCGCTGCTCCACGCCCGCGTCAGCGCCACGCGCGTCCACGGTATAGGTCGGCGAGTAGACCACGCCGGAGCCGCCAGCCCCCTGCATCGTCACCGGGATGGTCCGGCCGTCCGGCAGCGGCACATAGGCTTCCGGCGTGCGCCCCTCACCGAAGAGCGCCAGCTGCGGGCTATTGGCGATGCCACCCGTGGCATAGGGCCTCAGCGGCACCGGACCACCAGGACCGAATATGCCGCCATTGGCATGCTCGAAGATGATGGTCTCGCCCCGGCTATTTGTCTGCCCCGTCGTGTCAGGGATCGCCACCCCGGCGCCGCCGAAGGCGCTGCCAAGGGCTTTGCCGACGGCGCTGCCCAGCGAGGTCAGCAGCGAGTTTCCGGCCTTCTCCAGCGGGTTCATGACGGTCAGGCGGATGATCAGGCGAGAGAGATCCGTCTCCAGCCCCTTCACCACATCCGACAGGGACCCACCGGCGACGATGGCCTGCTCCAGCGCTGATGTCGCCCGCCCGAAGGCGCTTTCCATCTTCAGACCGGCAGCCTCGCCCTGCTCGCCGATCTTCTTCATGGTGCTGTCGTACTGATCCTTCGCCAGCTTTCCCAGATGCTCCGCCTGTTGCGGGGACAGGCCCAGCGGCCCGCCGGCGCGGTCAATGGTCGCCGCGTACAGGTCGGTGGCTTTCTGCACATTCTCCAGCGTCTCTTGGTACTTCTGCCAAGCGGCGATGGTCGGATCCAGCGAAGCCGCCAGCGACTTGGCCGTCTCGTCCTGCTTGAGTCGCAGCTTTTCCAGCATGCCCTCGACATCCGCCTTATCAGCGGGGTCAGCACGCCCTTTGCGAGCGCGTGGAGGATCGGGAGGGCCATCCGACGGCTCCTCCGGCGGAATGGTGTCCAGCAGAGAGTCGCCGCCGGTCAGCGCTGTCCTGGCGAGGCCAAGGCGCTGGTTGCTCTCCGCAAGGGTGCGCGCCTGCGGCAGCAGCTTCTCCAGCGCTTCCAGGGCAGACTTGGCCTCACGCGCCGCCTTGCCGCCGCCGGCCGCGAGCCTTTCCAGCTGGGTGCCGAAGCCGGCGATCGCATCGGGATCCAGGCTCTCGCTGGTGCGCAGGCGGGTCAGCACGCCGGCAAGATCCCGGACATCATCCGGCACGCCGAGCGGCGCCTGCCCCAGATTAGCCCGCGCCGCGTCCATGGTGGCCGTCCGCTGCACAAAGTCGGCGGCCCGGTTGCCAACAGCGTCGCGCGCTGCGCCGCGCAACGCCGCCGCAGCCTCATCATTGGCCCGCTGCCGGCGGTCCAGCTCGCGGCGCTCGTATTCCTGCTGCGTGGCGCTGAGGTTGGCGTATTGCTGCCGCAGATCCTTCAGCGTCTTAACCTGAGTCTCGATACTCGCGGTCAGGCCGGAGGAGGATTTCTCCAGCCGTTCGAAGTATTCATCAGTGGCTTTAAGCGTATCGTTCAGCTTCTTCGCGGCGTCATCGCCTTCGATGAATTTATAGGCGAGGATACCAACGGTCAGGATGGCGCCCGCGACGGCGCCGCCAGTGCCGAACAGGCCAAGAAACTGGCTGCCCTGCTGGCTGAGCGCGGTCAGCGCGCTGGTGCCGCCTTGCACCTGAACAGCAAAGTCCTGCAGCTGGTAACCGCCCTGCCCCAGAACCTGGTTGAATTTGCCAAAGCTGGAGGCGCTGTTGTCCGCGGCACTTTTGAGCTGCTGCTGCGCGCGGGTGCCGCTGGCGGTCACCGCATTGAAGGCGGCATCCGCCTGCTGCACCCCATCCACAGTGATGCGAATGGGAAGAGATGTGGCCCCCGACATCAGCCGCCCTTTCTTTTCTTCAGCCCGGCACGGAGGCCGGCATCGAATTCCCGCAGCATCACCAGCGCGCCGTCGGCCGGCACGCCGAACTCACGCGCCAACGCCACGCCGGCCTGCATGTCGAATTCCAGCCCCATGAAACCGCCCCGAACGGCCCCCATGCCCGCTTTCCAGCAGGCCCAGCCCTCGCGGGTCTCCGGCTCACGCTCTGGCAGCTCGTACTCGCACGGGCGGCAGTTCAGGCCGGCGCTTCGGCATCCTTCGCAATAGGCTGGCCCGCCGCCAAAGTGCCATTCGGCGCGAGCCCGGATTCGTTTCCCTCCGCAGCCCGCGCATTGTGGATCCGCAGGGCCGCATCCAGGAAGGGCACGGTCATGCCGGGCATCTCGATCAGCACGGCGGCGGCGCCGGGCGAGAACTCGCCGTTAACCCCCTCCCAGCCCTGCACGCAGAGCCGCGCCAAGCCGCGCACAAACAAGGCGTTGCTGACGGACTGGCGCGTCGCCTGCCCGGCCTCGCCCTGCTCAGGCAGGGGGGCTATCGCTTCGATCTTCTCGATCGCCCGCCGCATCCAGGCGCGTGCTGTGGCCAGCTCCACCTCGCCGGCCGGCTGGACCAGCACCCGGACTCCGCTCGCCAGTGGAACCCAGGCCGGATCGGCGTTGGGAACCTCGACAATGGCGACACCGCTCATGCGTAACTGCCCTTCGCGTTCCGGAGCGTGACCTGCACCTTCGAGTTGGTGGCAGCCGCCTTGCGCCCCATGAGATTGTAGCTGGCCTGGATGCCAGCCCGCCCGGAGATCGGGTAATCGGCCAACTCCAGTCGGGCGTGCGCCACACGCACCATCAGGCTGACGCCGCCGGGCCCGATGTAGCCGAGCGCCAGGTCAATCGGCGTGCCACTGCCGGCGTCATTCGGCAGCACCTTGTCGGCGAGCCGCGTGCTGAGGGATCCGGTCACATCCAGCAGCCCCGGCGCCGCCTGCGCGATGCCACCGCCGGGATTGTTGGCGGCCCGGATGGTCTCCAGCCCGTTGCTGATGGTGAGTGATCCGCTGGTGATGTTCGCCAGGGGCGCCCCGTTGCGGGTGGCGACACCGTTGCTGCCCAGCAGCGGCACCAGGTCAGGAGGCGCCACCAGGCCGGCGTCCACGCTGGTATCGGCCCGGTCATGGCTGAGGCCCACCATCGCCAGCGTTGCTGTCTGCGCCGCCGCGCTGAAATTGAATGGTAGCGTCAGCGTGTTAACGCGCAGGCCGTGCATGCGCCGGAAATCGGCCAGATTGGCCGAGCCTTTCTCGACCGTGCCGCTCGGCAAGACAGGCGCGCCAGAGGTGAAAACGTGGTCAAACAAACCACCATCCGTCGGCGTCGTGACCGGCGCACCAAAGGTCAGCTGCAGCCACAAGCCGATGAAGGTGTCATCGATCGGCGTCACCACTGTCGGCGCAACCGTGAGCAGACCGTCGGCGATATAGCCGCCTTCGCGACCGCCGCCGACCACGTCCATTGTCTCGACTGGACGGGTGATGCCTGGATCGATGGACATCACCGGAGCCCACATGAATCCGCCCGCCGGCGGCGGTGCGCCATAGGCGGGCTCGAAGCCCATCAGGACAGAGCTGTCCCATCCGAATCCGAGTGCCATGGGCACCTCCTCTTGATCAGCGGGTGAAGTAAGCAGAGACCGTCATGGCCTCGACGCGAGCTGTGGTGACTTTGCCCTCCACCGCCGCCCGCCCGGCCTCGCTAGGCGCGACCTCCAGCCCGAGGCAGGCGCCCCCAAGCATCCGGTCCGCCATCAGCGCATCGCGGCAGAGTGCAAGCTGGGTGGCAGCGTCGTCGCCGGAGCGCGCCGGCCGGCTGGTGGCGTCCGGCTCCAGCTCCCCACGGTCCGCGACGGATTCGACGGTGAACTGCGCGGCGACCAAGTCGCGACCACCGACAAAGCTTTCGACAATGCGCAGGCCATCGCCGAAGATCTGCACCGCCGGCAGATCCTCCGGCTGCAGGGCGGCGTCGCGATCCCGATCCACGCGCGCCTCGCGCCCGGCCAGAGCCGCCCGGAGGACCACCTCCAAAGCGCGGCCGATCCGCACCTCAGCCGGCGCACTCACAGCCCAGCCTCCCGCGCCAGCAGCAGGGCACCGCGCGATGGCAGCACTGCCGTGGTGCAGTGGCAGATCCAGGTCACCCCGCCCTCATCCAGTACGGGGTCTATGACGGTATGCACGCGATCGCCCTCTACGAACTGATCGCCCGTCCGGACCACCGCCACCACCGCCCGCTCGACGTGCAGCCGCGTGTTTGGCTGCGCGACACTGGTAAAGCCCATGGAGAACCGCTCATCCGGCGCTGATCTCAGCGCCTGGACGGGACGGGACTCCGCAGCGCCTTGCCGCGAGTAGAGCAGCGAAACGCCATGGGCGTTGGCCATGACAGCCGCAGCCCGCTGCCATGGGTCCATTGCCATAGCAGCCTCAGAACGCGCCGCTGAGCCGGACGCGCACCGTGGTGGCCGAGGATGCCTTCGGCTCCGTGGCCGCGCCGATCTTGGTGTTGTTGGTGGCCGTCTTGGTGCAGCGCTTGGCGGTGTCATCCCAGTAGACCAGCCCGCCGAAGCCGATGTCCTGGCCGGAGCCGGCGCCCTCGGCCAGCAGGTCAAAGACGCCCTGCACGTCGGCTTCGACGATCTCGCCCTGCGCTGCGGCGCTGTTCGCAACGGCGAAGATGCTCCCCACCAGCATGCCGGCGCCAGAGGCGACGGCATAGGGGGCGGGGAGCGGGATGGTGCGGCCTTCCTGCACAAAGTTGCGCATGGGTCAGTCCCTCATGATGTCGGTTGAAGAGGAGAGGCGGCAGGCAGAGCCCGCCCGCCGGATCAGGCCGCAGCGGCGCCCGGATCTTCCCAGGCACCCCGGTAGTCGATGGCGCCGACGGCAAAGTCCATGATGACCTTGATGTCGGTACCGTCGTGCTCGTGCGGGTTGGCCGTGGTCACCTGCGGCCCCTCGGCGCCATCCAGGTAGCCGTAGACGTAGACCGGCGCGGCATCGGGATCGGCGAAGAGGTACCAGCGGTGCCCCTCGATATTCGCGTCCGACACCGGCGTCAGGCGGCCGGCGAAGGGGTTGACGTTGCCGATCTGCTGCGCCTGCACCGCCGCCAGCAGCTGCTCAGCCTCCAGCTCCTTGTCGGCGCCGGTGAGCAGGATACGCGGCGCGAGGTTCAGCGGCGTCTTGTCCTGGTTCTTCTGCTTGCGCACAGCGGCACGGCCGGCGCCGACGCTCTTGACCGTGATGGCGCTACCCGCACCGGCCTTGTTGCCATGGTCGGCATGGAAGACCGTCTTGCCATCCGACAGGGCCGGGCCGTCGCCGTTGTTCGCGTTCACCACCGCATAGGCGGCCGTGTTCTCGAACTCGCTGATACGGCGGCCGATCATCGCGCCAAAGTCGGCGAAGGCGCCGAGTTGGTCATTGATCAGCATCTGGCGCGTCACGCGGAGGCGGCGGCCATAGGACGCCAGCTGCACCTTCTCCGCACTTTCGGAGATCGTGCCCACCTTGATCTCTCCGCCCTCGCCATACTTCAGCAGGGTCGGGAAATCGCCCACGTTGAGGAAGGCGTGCGGCGTGAAGTCCTGGAAGGTCTTGCGCTGCATGAAGGCGCGATAGGTCGGCACCGCCTGCGCATAGCCCACCCGCAGCATGCGGTTCGTGGCGGCCGCCATCAGCAGCGGGAAGTCGCTGGTGGTGTGGAAGGAGCGCTCCGCGATATCGAGGCGGTTGCGCGGGTCCACCGAGATGCCCCGCAGCCGCATCAGCTCGGCCGACATGTCGGACATCCGCCAGCCCGCATACTGCCGGAAGCGGTCGTCTGTGGGCTTGTGGCCGGGCATGAAGCGGATGGCGATGGCGTCCGCCATGGCGTTGCGCACCGAGACCGGCTCGTCATGGGACGCGCCCACCTCAGCGATCGGCCCCTTGGGCGGCTTCGGGCTATTCTCGGCCAGCTTGTCCACGATGCGCGTGGCAGCCTGGTCCAGCGTCACACCGTCATTGACCAGCTGCTCGGCGAATTCGTCACCGAGGCTGAGCGCGCGGCAGCGCTTGCGGATCTCGGCCGAGCGCTGGCGCTCAGCCTGCACGGCCGCGTTCGCGTCCGGCGCGGCCGGCGGGTTGGCGGCGGGCGCGGAGGGCGCGCCGGAGTTTTCGGTACGGTCCGCCATGCGGGCCTCCATGGGTGCGGGCGTTTGGGCGCCCTGGGGGGTGGAAGGGGTTGCGGGCGGCGCCGACGGCGCGCCCCGGAAGGTGGCGCCGGCATCGGCCGGAGCGCCCACCAGGCTCAGCTCGAAGGGCTCCCAGTCCCGCGCGATCCAGCGCATGACCTGCCCATCGGTCTCGATCTTCTCCCAGGTCCGGACCGTGTAGCCGGCCGAGACGGAGCGGATGTGGCCGCCGGCGACCTTTGCTTCAGCGGCCTTGCCTTCCTCGCTGCCGCGATCGAAGCGGAGGCGCGCGACGCCGACACCGCTTTCGACGCGGGCGGTGCCCGGCATCACGCTACCGACCACGCTGGCGACGCGGTTCCAGTGGTCCAGCAACAGCGGCGCGCCGGCGTTCAGCCGCTCCAGCTTCGCGCCGCCCAGATCCAGCTCCTCGTCATAGGGCTTGTCCGACCACCAATCGTACCGGCGGACAGCCACGCCCGTGGACCAGGTGACATCCACCTCGCCCTTCTCGGCGTCATAGGTGGCCGGAGCAAAGGTGAAGCTCTCATCCGCCAGGAGGCGCTTGCTGCCCTCCGGGTCGGCGTTTGGCATCGGCGCGCGGCGCACAAAGGCGTCGGCGCCGGCAGGGCCGCCTGGCCCGCCGGGTTTCTCGGCCATGCCGATCTCCTGCTGTTACTGCTGCTGATTGGCCGGCGCTTCGTCCGCGTCGGCCTCTTTGGTGAGTGCGGCCGATGCCTCGGCCGCCTCGCGCGAGATCCGCCCCCGGCCTACCGGCATGCCGGCGTCCACCAGGCGCTGAGCCCATTCCATGATCTCGGCGAGCTGCGTCTCCGCATCCTCGCCGCGTGCCGCGACGGCATCCGGCCAGGTGGTCAGGCCGAGATCCATCTCCTCCCGCAGGGCCGAGATTTCCTTGAGCGGGTCCGTCCAGGCCCGCTTGGGGAAGCCCCATTTCACCGCAGGGAGGATGCCGCCCTGCGTGCGCCCGGCGGCGTACCGAGCGATTCCGAAGCGCCGCCAGACCGACCGCAGCACCTTGTCGTGGACCATGTGCCACTGCCAGACATCCAGCAGCTCCCAGAACAGGAGCTTGCCCTCGCGCAGGCTGCTGTAGTTGGCCTGCCGCAGGTCTCCGGTCAGGCTGGCATGCGGCATGCCGAGACCGGCCGCGATGGCATAGAGCCTGGTCCGCCAGAAGACCTCGAAGTTGTCGTCGCGCGGCGGCTGCAAGGAGCTGATCTCTTCGCCGTCCTTCGCGATCAGCTCCATGCCCGGGGCGATCCGGGACACAGGACGCCCCTGCGCGTCTTTCTTCGGCGCCGCCATGGAGGACTGCGACGGCGGCGCCGGAAGCTTCCGGACGATACCGTAACTGGCCGCCATGCGGGCCTTCCACAGTGCCGCGGTGTCGTACTGCTGCAGCTCGTCGGCCGAGAGCGCGACCGGCGCCAGCCAGGGCACGCCGCGCCGCTGCCCGAGCCACAGCGGCTCGAAGATCAGGTCCACATGCTTGGCGTCCACCCGCCGGCTTTCCACCGGCCGGCCGTAGAGGGTGTCCATCGGGTGCCGGTCGTACAGCCAGTAGGCGACCACCCGACCGTCCTCATTCACCTCGACACCGTTGACGATGGCGTTGCCATGCAGGGCGCCATTGGTCCGCGTGCGATCGATGTATTCCGGCGGCAGCATGCGCCAGCGCAGCGGCACCTGCAGGTTCGCCTTGGCTGGCGTGCTCTCCCAAACGATCAGGCCATCGCCGGCTTCCACGATGGTGCGAACCAGGAGCGCCAGGTCAGCGTCCCAGCTGGCGGTCCCCAGCGCATTGCCCTCCTCCCGGAACCAGTCCCAATCGGATTGCACCGCGTCGCGCGCCCGCCCCTTCTTCATCTGCAGGCTGGCGGTGACGCCGGAGCCGATGATGGAGGCCGGCAGCCGCCGCAGCGCCGAGACGGCCCAAGGGTTGTTGCGCACCAGGTCGCGTGACCGGTTCGTCAGCGTCCGACTGGCGCCCGAGAGCACCTCGTTTTGCGAGGCGCCCGTGGCGATCCAGCCTTGCGACTGGCGATCGACGCGGCCGGCCGCATAGCTGCGCTGGCCGGCCGCGTCGCCCAGCAGCTCACGCTGCATCTGCCGGCGCAGCCCAGCGCCGGGGCTGAACCACCCGATGGCCCTGTCCAACATGTTCATGGGTCAGAACCGCTCGAAGTGGGTGTACACGGCGCCCGGCGGGTCGGCCGAGGCGAGGAGACCGCGCGCCCGCAGATCGGTCTCGATCAGCGTAATCGCCGTCATCAGTTCAGTGAGGCTGGAGTACCGCAGCCGCCGCCCGTCGGCGAAGGTGGTCTCCAGCACACCCATGGCGGCCATCTCGCGGAGCCCGTTGAGGTGCTCCACCGTCCAGCCGGAGCTGCCGCTCATGCCGATGCTCCTGTTCTCGGTTGTTGCTACCAGTCGCGATGCTCCGGCCAGGCCGGCGTCGCCGCCCAATCCGACGGATCTTCCACCTCAGCCGGCGCCTCAGACGCCGCTGGGGCGGCTGGCTCCTCTTCCTGCCGTGGTGGCAGGCTCTCCAGCAGGCTAGGCGCCCAGAGCGACGCCAGGTCGCCCTGCAGGCCATCCGCCGAACCCAGGCGCTCCGCCGCCAGATCGTCCCAGGTGCTTTCGACAAAGGACGCCGTCTCATGCCGCGCGAGAGCGCGGGAGTAGACCGCCATGTCCCACTGTTCGTTCGCCCGGCGGATGCGCGTCCACTCACGCCGCTTGAATCCGTTCCGCACCTCGACTTCGAGGCAAGCTTCCGCCGTCATCTGCTCGAAGAAGCTGAGATCGCATTCCTGCGCGAAGCGGGCCGCGCCCTGAGGCCAGACGCCGTCGGCATCCGGCCCCATCTCTGTCAACCGCAGGGCCGAAGCCAGTTCCGATTTGATGCCCCAGGTACCCACGGGCCAGAGCAGCACCTCGCCGATCTTGCGACCCTGATAGTCCACGTCCATCGCCTTCGGCGTGCCGAGAGCAGGCCGCCCCCAGCCGCTGAGACCGTCCAGCGCCAGGATGCGCGGCTCGGCGCGGTGCGCCTGGCGCCGCACCCAGGCATAGACCCGAGGCGAGAGGAAGCCGGTATCGACACCGAAAGCCTGGATCGGCCATTCCCGCCCCCAGGCATCCGGGTAGCGGCGGCGCGTCACCGCCTCCAGTTCGTCCCAGACAGGCGGGAAGTTCGGATCGCCGATCAGGATCCCGCCATCGATCCAGTACTGGCCGAAGTGGCGGTCATAGCCATAGACCGCCCATTCGATGCGGTTGCCCTGCACGTCGGCCGCACCGGTGAGGAACAGCACCCCAGGCGGGATGCGGCCCCGCTGCCAGGGATCGCGGCGGCGCCACAGCGCCTCATGCGACGGCACATCGTGCCGCTCCTCGTACTCCAGCCCCAGCACCTGGCGGCAGAACTGCTTCTCTGCCTGCGGGTCGCCCTTCGCCTCCAGCCACTCATGGGCGATGTCATCCCAGGTGCTGAGCGGCGAGTAGGCGCGCCAGATGAAGAAGCCCTTGCGCATATGTGGCGCCTGCCGCGCCTCCCAGCGCTCCAGATCCTCCGCCGCGAAGGCCTCCGGAGGCGCCGGATCCTCCTCCGTGCCAGGATAGCAGCGGATCCAGACGCCACGGCGGACCATGTCCCGCTTCTCGAAGGGCTCGATCTCGCAGTTCTTCGCGGCGCAGAGCATGTAGGCGCCATAGGGCGCTGTTTCGCTGCGCCACTTGAAGCGGTCCCAGGTCAGCGTCTGGTAGGCGCCGCACACCGGGCAGGGCACGTAGTATCGCGCCTGGTCCGATGCCTCATAGAGCGCCGAGATCCGGCAGCTGCCTTTGATGCCAGGCGTGCTGACGAAGTAGATCTTGCGGTTCTTCGAGTAGCCTTCGGTCCGCTGGCGCAGGGCGGCGACGGGATCGCCCATCCCCTGCACGTTATCCTCGTACTCCGTCACCTCTTCGCAGATCAGCGCCCGCACCGAGATGGTCTGCATGTCAGCCGAGGAATTGGCGCCGACGATGGTGATGGAGCCGTTGCGGAAGTTCTTCTCCTGGCTGGTGGACGCCTCGCCGCCGCCGGCCCGCTGCCGATACACGGCCTGGCGGGTCTCCGGCGTGGCCGCGATCGCCTTGTCCAGCTTCTTCGCGGTCCAGCGCCGCGCCGTCTGCACCGTCGGCAGCGCCACCAGCGCCGCCAGCGGTGTCTTATGGACGATGCTGCAAAGCCAGTTCAGGCCGATCTCTGTGGCGCCGAGCTGCGCGCTTTTCTTGAACGCCACCTCGCGGCAGGGGTTCGAGAAGCTGAGGCAGTCCATTGGCTCAGTCAGGTACGGAGCGAACTCGTTGCTCCAGAGGCCGGGCTTCGGCGAGGCATCGTCCGCGATCATGCGGTACTGGGCCGCCCATTCCGACACCAGCACCGATGGCGCCGGCGCGAACGCAGTGGCCAGCGCCTCGCAGTATTGCTCGCGGGCGATCGCGCTCATGCTGCCTCGGCGCCCCCTTGCCCCTCTGGCTGCGCTGCCTTCCGCAGAGCGGTGCAGAAGGAAGTCAGCATCTCGTTGATCCGCGCCTGCAGCACGACTTCAATGCGGTCCGGATCGGACTCGCGCGCCAGCTCCACCGCCACCTGCGCGGGCAGGCCGGACCATTCGGAGCGGGCGATCGCGGCAACCTTCACCGCCAGATCCACCATCACCGCGATATCGACGCGCAGCTTATCGTCCTCCGCGATCCTGCGGCGGAGCAGCTCGTTCTGGAGGCGCTTGTTCTCCGCGACCTCTGACGTTGTGGACGCGGTCCGCGCCACGGGGGGCGGCTCCGCCGCCGAGATCGGCGTGAGAAGCGACGCCTGCGCTTCCTGGGGGGCGCCCCGCACCATCAGGGGGTTAAGTTCGGCGGCGCGGCGCTCGCGGAAGGCCTCCAGATCGAAGCGCCGGTCCGCGCCCACCAGCCCCCACTCGCGAGACTGGCGCGACACGGTGGACTTCGAGATGCCGAGCGCGACGGCGGCCTCGGAGACCGTGACCCGTTGCACCATCTCAGACCTCTATGTCGGTTGTTGCGCTGTTGCACGAGGCTGTTGCAGCCGTTGCAGCCGTTGCACCAAATCGCGGAAGCCGGACAAGCGAATGCGCAGGGTCCGAACCACTGTGATCGCTTTTCGGCTGGGAGGGACCCGCCGGGGCGACCGCCGGGCCAATACTTTAGCGATACGCAACTATATTACTTGAAATCAGGCCCCACGGTAATATTCGTGCGCATGTTGGAGGGCTCTGGGCGGGCCGACCGTCAGCGCAGAGCCCTCGCCATCGCGGCCTCGAAGTTGGGGCCGAGGCGCGCCTGGATGGTCTGCCGGGCGATGCCGTGCCAGTCCAGGCGCCGCTTGTACTGCGGCCGACGCTTCATGAAGAAGTAGACTGGAAGCGGGCGGCCATAGGCATTGCGCCGGTAGATGCCAGGGGCCAGGGCGTTGCCGGAGAGATCCATCTCTTCGCCCATGGCGAACACAGCGAAGTATTCCGTCACCGGCTTGCTGCGTCGGCGGCGCTTGCCCCGGCGCGCCGCACGATTGTCGCCCCGCAGTAGTACACCCAACTGAGACAGGATGCGGGTAAGCTCACCGCGGCTGGGGTTGCCGTAGCCGTCATACTGAGCGAAGCGGGCCGGCATCATGTAGAGCGCGCCACCACCAGGCCGCAGATCCTGCAGGCGCAACTCACTGCGCTTCTGAGCGCGGGGGCCGCCGTTGACCTGCGTGCCGATCATCTGCTCTGGGCTGCCGCCCCGCAAGTTGCCAGTGCGCTCCCGGAAGGTGACCTCGGCCTGCAGGCGCTCCCGCCGCGCCCAGACGATGGTGGTGCTGTTCAGCACGTAGGGGACGGGCTGATAGAACACCCGCCGCATCTCGGCTTTCAGCGCCTGCTGCACTTCCTGCGCCGTGGCGTTCAGCGCCCTGGCGGCCGCATCGGGCAGCCGGCGGGAGTTGGCCTGCATGGTGGCGACGAGCTGCTCGATCGGCAGATTGATGCCCACCCGCATGCGCCGCCCCCTTGTAAACAGAAACGCCCGGAAGGCTGGTGCCGTCCGGGCGCAATTCTCAACTATGGCAATTTGGTAGGCTGGAACCGTCCCAGGCGTCAAGCAGCATCAGCGGCCGCGATTGCCAGGGCGCCGGGGCTGGCCACCCAGCCCGCGAGCCAGGCGTAGTGCCAGAGGCCCTCCTGGAGGAGGTTGATGGCGCGGGGCCGCCGGATGCCGCAGCGCGTTGCCACCTGCTGCGGCCCCTCGCCGGCAACGCAGACCCGGATAGTCAGCGTGAACAGGCTGACGGTCTGGCCACGGTTGACCCAGATACCGTCGGCCCACGCCTTCCAGGGCTGGTACCGCTCCACCACCGGCGCACCGAAGCGGGCCGGGACCAGCTCCCCATTCGGCAGGTAGACCATCGGGCAGTACCCGCCGACGCCGCACGAGCCGGTGCTCATCAGCATTTCGTACAGTTCCCGGATCTCATGCCCGGCATGCACCGAGGCCGGCGGCAGGTGCCCCTTGTCCGCGATGTAGTGCAGGCTGTCCCGGTAAAGCGTGACACCTGGACCGCGCACCGGCTCAGCACCGGAACGCAGCGCCGGGTCGCGCAGCTCCTGCGCCGTCGCTCGCAGATCGTCCGCCGCCGCAGCGATGCCATCGACGCGAGCGGCGGCGACGCTACCCGCAGGGGTGTGCAGGTGCCGGAAGTCCCTCGAAGAAAGCGGCTGGTCATTGATCTTCAGCGTCAGAGCCATGGGGAGGAAGCTCCTTTGAGCCTGTTCCACCCTGTTCCAGTCCCTGTTCCGTATAACCCTTTAATATTTATAGGTATGGAACAGTGGAACAGTGGAACAGGGGGATTCACGTAAAGAGAAGCGGGAGACGACGGAAGATCACCCCTATTCGCATAAGGGGATTTTGGCTGTTCCAGCGTTCCACTGTTCCAGAGCTAATGTTTTCATGGAGTTACGCGGAACAGGCGGTGGAACCGGGCGGAACAGACCCTGGGGCGCGGGCCTGATCATGCCTCGGTCTCCTTCGGCGGCGGATCCACGAGATCCAGTTCCAGCGCCGCGAAGGGGATCAGAACAGCACGCGCTTTGCCGCCGTGCTTGAACCTCACCGAAGACGTAGACTCTGACGCACCGGGCAGATCTCGTAAAGGGGCCTCCCACACGCGGTCTTGCCATCGGGTGCCGCGGAAGACGGCCTCCAGCCGTGGCGAACCATTTCCGATCCAGACGCCGCATTCGTCCAGGCGGGCGCCGTCACTGATGCGGATCTTGAGCGCACCCAGAGACTTGGCCCATTTGTCCCGCATCTCGTCGCTGGTGCGGTCCAGCCAGGCTTGCGTGAGAGCGCCGGCGACCGTCCACTCGTCGCCCTTGATGCCGATCGGCACCCTAGAGGAGAGGAGGTGCTGCAGCACCAGCTGCGGCGTGTCTTCCTCCGCCGTCTGTTCCTCGGTGGAATAGAAGTCCGAGAAGCCGTCCAGTAATGCCGAAGCCTGCTGCTCATCCAGCGCCTCATCCTGTGTCAGCACCTGCCAGCCGGCGAGCAGCGCGGCGAGCTGGTCAGCGGAGCGGCCCGTGGCGCTGGCGGCGACCGCTGCGGCGCGAATCACAGCGCGGTTCTGCAGGTAGAGGCCGAAGCGCGCCTGCAGACGACGCAGCAGGCGCGGATACATCTCTCCGGCATGCGTGATCGCCTGGTCCACCCGCTTCTCGTTGACCGCATCAGGGCGCACCAGCTGCACCAGCGTGATGCGGCTGGCATCGGCCGGGATCAGCACCACCGGTGTGATGGCGGCGAGGAGGAAGCATCCATTCACGCGGAAGGTGCGCGCCTCGCCTTCGGCGCCGCCGCGCGATGTCACGGCGCCATTCTTGCCGCTAGCCCCACGCATCAGATCCAGAATCCGCCCGATATGGCCGCCGTTTGCCTCCGCCTCATCCACCGGGATCAGCACGGCCCGGTTGTCATAGCCCTGCCGGAGCGCGGCCTCGCTGGTGTCAGTCGTGGGGAGGCCGCCGCCGCAGGCCGCGCTGACGTAGCGCATCAGGGCGGACTTGCCGGAGCCGAAGGGACCGCGCAGCAGCATGTGAGGCCGCCAGGGCAGCGCCGCCGCGAGGATGCCGCATGCAATCATGCCGAGCAGCAACGCCGGCGCGACCTCACGCTGGGACGGCCGAAAGCCCCAGAGACGCAGATCCTCAATCATCGCCATAGCTTCCTGGGCCGTTGATTCCTCATCGGCAGGGCGCGGGCGGGCAGCGGCCGCCAGGTAGACCGCCGGGCCGTGCTGCCAGCCCGGCGCATGGCCTTCATCACCGAACAGAATGCGATCGCCGCAGTGGAGCGCGAGGCCCTCACCGTCCGGCCCGGTCCAGACGCCATCAAGGCGCATCTCGCGCCGATCCACTGGCCCGGCAGCCGTGCAGGCCGCCATCAGCGCGTCGCCGGCATGCCTGGCCGAGAAGTCACCGCTCTTGCGCATCCTCGGCACGCCGCGCAGGTCGCGGATGATCTTGCCGGCGGAATCCCGCTCCGGCGTCATGTGCGGCCACTTATTGGCCAACCACGGCACGCCAGTTACGCCCCCGTAGAGCGAGGAGATGCAGGCAGCAGCGTGCATGTCGCGTGCTGACAGCACCTGCTGCAGACCAGCGGCATCCAGGAAGGTGTAACCGGTCATGCCGCGCTTGGTGGACACCCCCAGCGGCACAACCGTGCCGAAACCTTCCGGCGGCGGATCCTCGTCCTGGGGCTCCGGGGCATCCACGTCCGTTGGTGCCTGCTTCTTGCGCTTTTGGGCGCGCACCGCGTCATGCAGCGGCACCACCTTAGCTTCGGCCATCAAGCGGCCTCCTCGCCAGCTTCAACGGAGATTTTGGGAATGGCTGGCGCCGGCCGAAGCATCAGCTTCTCCAGCGCCAGCCCATGCTGGACACCCTCGGTGCGGACGCCGCCCGTAAATGAGCGGAGCAGGGTGGCCTGCTCATCAGCCGTGCCGAGCGGCAGGCAGGCACCGTCCAGACAGCGCGAGATCCAGCGATGAATATCGCGGACCACCAACACATCAGTCTCGGCGCGATCGCTCCAGTCCAGGTCGTCAATCGCGCCGCCAATGGCCCGCGCCATGCCCGTCAGCCGGAGCGGGGCGCGGCGCATGGCCCAGTCGGGCCAACACACCAAGTCAATGATGTCGGGGCCGTGCAGCGCACGCATGCCCAGCAGAGTCAGGCGGCTGGCTTCCGTTGGGCACCGGCTCACCGGGTCGCGCTCCAGCCATGCCGGGTCCGCCTCGCCCTCGAATGGATCACCGCACCGGATGGCCATCACGATGCGCCAATCCTTTGACCGGGCCGTGCGCCAGTCGCGAGGTTGCCAATAGCCCTCTCCGGCTTTCGCGACAGGCAGCATCCCGAAGACATTGCGAAACAGCCACTGACCAACGCCGAAGCGCTCGCGCAGAAACTCAGGCGGCATAAGCCGCTGAGCACGCCAAAACAGGGCCGCCGGGTCATCGATCATAGGCCGGCGGCGCACGACGAAAGTCTGCGTCGCTGCGGCGACGCTGGACGGCGCAGATCAGAACCTCATCCAGCTCAGGGATGGCAATCCTGATCCGCAGGAAGCCCAGGCGAAGCTCCGGCATCACGTAGCCGGGCGGCCGGAAACCGAAGCCGAAGCCTTTGCCGAAGGCGATCAGGAATTCGATGCCGATTTTTTGCACATAGCCTCCCGGCGCGTGCGGACCAGATCAAGGATGGCATCCTCAACCTCTGGATCCGCAGCCATCATGTCGATTGCGATGTGAAGCTGCGGCGCGTTGGTGCCAGACAGCCAATTCGCAGCGGCGCGAGGATCCGCACCGATGCGCAGGGCCAAGCGCTTCGCGCTGGCCTTGAAGTCGCCGTAGAGGGTCTGGAGCACCTTGCTGAGGCGCTCCGCCACGACTTCATTAGAGGTTTGCATTGTTCCCTGCATTTCCCGGTCACTGCCGCCCGAGCAATGCATGCGCGGCAGTGGCATTGTTCCAATCAGAGAGAGCGGAACGGCTGCCCGAAAGGCACGAATGGGGAGCAATAGGGCAGTGCTGGGGGCGGGCGGCAGCGTGGGGACGCTGCCGCCCGTTCGCCATGAGGGGGTAGAAAGGGGGAAAGCTCATGACGAAGCACTCGGCGCAGTCACGGGATGCTGCGATTGCGCCGCCGGATCAGGACGAAGCGGCAGCCGCCACTCCTGTTCGGGCGGCACAAGCTGCCAGCGGTCAGGGCGCTGCGAGGGGCATTCGGCCGCGCACATATCAAGCGGCCTCTTCCGTCGGCGCGCCGGCGTCGGGGTTTGACCAGAGATCCGGCCGTAGACGATGGCGCGGCACCCCGGTTTCCCGCTCCACATCGATCGCCCGCTCCGCCGTGATGCGGAGGCGGCCGTCCCTCCACTTGAGGACTGTCTGATGGGTAACGCCAAGCCGCTTGGCGAGCGGCCGCATGCCCTTAGCCCGTTCGATCGCGTCTTCGATGGCACTCATGACTCGAAAGGTACCCTAGAGGTACTTATGCGTGCAACTGAAAAGGTACCCTGTGGTCACCCACGGTTAGCCATGGACCGTCAGAATGCGTCTATGGATCTCGCAGAACGCTTGCGAACGGAACGAGAACGGCGCAACCTTGGTCAACACGAGGTTGCGGCCGCTATCGGCGTGTCCCGCCCCACGGTCACTCAGTGGGAAACGGGCGCAAAGAAACCAGGCCGCGCAAATTTGGAGGCGCTGGCGGTGTACTACCGGCTACGGATTGATGATCTTCTCGGTCACGCAACCCCAGAAGGTCACATCGAGATCGAATCGGAGGAGGAGGCGCGGGCCCTGCTGATGATGCGCCACGCTCCACCGCATATCCGCGATGCCGTAATGACAATCCTTGGTACTTGGTCAGGTTCGCAGGCGGGGCCTTCCCCGGGCGTCACAAAAAAATAAGCTCAGCGGGTACCTAAAGGGTACCTAATTTCCTTGCTTCGCGATGTACCTAGAGGGTACCTATCTCCGCATCCCCAACTGCGGAGGTACCCGTGCCCTCTCTCTCTTCCTCGGCGCCTCGCAACACGAGCCGGCCGATTTCCCTGGACCCTCGGGGCGTTCCGGACAGCCAGGCAAGTGCCCCCCTCGGCCTGCTGCGTGGCGCACTGGTCGGTATGGTCGCACAAGACGCGCCCGACCTCTCGGCGCGGCAGCTCGCGGTTCTGCTGACGGTTCATCTCGATCCCGCCCCGCACACGGTCCGGGGCCTCGCCGCCAAGCTGCGCATCTCCAAGCCCGCGGTCACCCGCGCTCTGGACCGCCTGGAGCACCTCACCCTCGCCCAACGGACCATTGACGCGATGGATCGCCGCAGTGTGCTGATCTCACTGCGGAGCGGCGCCAGCACGTTTCTGGAGAATCTTCGCTCCGGCGCCCTCGCCGCAGGCGACGCACAGTGACCCAGCACAGCCTTGCAGACCGCGTGGAGCGGCACCCGGCGCTGGGACCAATCGTTAAGATGGTCGCCGCCGCCAGCTGGATTGCGATCGGCTGGACGGCGCTCGTGGTGCTGCCATGAACACGCTGGACGGCGGCCCGGCGTTTCCTCAGCCCTACCTGGATGGAGCTACCAGCAGCGGCATGTCGCTGCGCGACCTGTTTGCCGCATTCGCTCTCGCGGCCCTGGTTGCGAAGGCGCCCTTCGCTGACGCTCCAGCGGAGGCGAGCGATCCCGACTTTCCAGCGCTGGCGCGCGGCGCCTACCTCTACGCCGACGCCATGCTGGCGGTGCGCGACGAGGGGCTTTCCCGTGCCCCCTGACGCCGGGGACTCCCAGGATCGAGGAACCGGCCTAGAGCCGACGCCCTCGATCGGAGGCCCCCTTCTCGATCTCGCTGTCGTCCTCCTCATCGTCGTCGGCGTGCCGGCGCTGCTGTGGTGGTGCGGCTTTCTCCCCTGACTCCTCTCCCCCTGGAGGATTTCACCATGCAGCCCGAAGACAGGGTCACCGCCGAGCGGCTTTGGTCCAGCTATGGCGCCCTTGCGCATGTCATCCGCGCCAGCATCAACATTCCCGACGCTGTGCTTCTGACCACCGGCGATCTGCTGCTGATGGTTGAGGAACGCGCCTGGTGGAAAGAGCAGGCAGAGGAGGGCATGAAGATGCCCGCGCCCGCAGCGATGCCGAGCGACAGCGCCCAGCCGGCGCCTGCCGCTACCGTCGCGGCGGACGCAAGCGACGCGGCCACGCAGCGGCCGCCAGACCGCCCGGCAGCGCCGGCGATGCCCAAGGCGACCACCGCCTTCCCGCCGCCAGGCTTCCGCCCACCGGTTGCTGTTGCCGCTTCCACTACCGGCCAAACCCCCGAGCGGCTGGACCTGCTTCGCCAGCTCTGGACCGACGACACACTTTCCATCGCTGACATCCACCGGCGCATCATCGCCCTGCCTGGTCCAGTAATCCGAGCGCCGACGAAGCTGTACGGATGGGCGCAGGATCTACATCTGGTCATCCCTCGCCCGTACAATCCGCCGGGCGCTCGAAAGCGAGCCACGGCGGCGCCCGGCAAACCCGCTACGAAGGCTGCGCAACACGCGCCGACAGAGGCGTTCGCGCCCCCGGTGCAGATCCCGCGCATGCCGCAGCCGAAGGTCGACGCACCGCCGCCACCTCCGACATC